TCATGCGGCCACAAGCGATTGTAACTGCTCCGTCCACTCTGCCGGAAGCGGCTCCATCAGCCGGGCCAGCGTCACCTCCGCCCCCTGCCGCCCGTCGAGGATCGCCGCAACCAGATCGGGGGCAAGCAGCGTCAGGCGAAGGATGCGGGTCAGATAGGACAGCGTGATCTTCTCGCGGGCGGCCAGTTCCGCGATGGTGGCGAACTCGCCCGAGTCGAGCATGCGTTTCCAGCGGAAGGCCCGCGCCAGCGCCTTGACGAGGGCATCGTCGGGGCGGCGCTGAGTCGGGGTATCTGCGGGCAGCTCCATAGCTTTCCGCCCACCGCGCTTCACGAGGCGGAACGGAACGCGGATGGTAACGGTCTCGGGGATCGGCGTGGCGCGGGTCATGCAGCTGCTCCTGTGTCGGTGGTCATTTCGCGTGCCAGCCCCGCCAACCCGTCCATGCGCAGCCGGACGTTCAGGCCTTCGGTGCCGATCTCGACCCGCTCGACCAGCAGCGCCACGATGCGCGCCTGCTCGGCCGGGAACAGCTCGTCCCACAGCGGGTCGAGTCGGGTCAGTGCCTCACAGGCGTCAGCCTCGGTGATCTCGCCATCCCGCGTCCGTGCAGCCTTCCACGTCCCGGCCACGATCTCCGGCTGGCGGAACACGGCGCGAAGCTGGTCGATGACGGCTGCCTCAATCTCGCCCGCCGGCACGCGGCCGACCGGGCACGACCCGGCACCGTGTTTCAGCACGGTCTGGCTGACGTAGTAGCGATAGAGCCTGCCACCCTTGCGGGTGTGGGTCGGCGAAAACGCCGCGCCGTCGGGGCCGTAGAGCAGCCCCTTCAGCAGCGCGGGCGTGTCGGCACGAGTTCGGGCGGCACGCTTGCGGGGACTTTCAGTCAGGATGGCGTGGACTCGGCTCCACGTTTCCTGATTGATGATGGCGTCGTGTTCGCCGGGATAGCTGTCGCCCTTGTGCACCGCCTCGCCGATATAGGCGCGGTTCGACAGTATCCGGTAGAGGTATTTCTTGTCGATCCGGTTGCCGCGCGGGGTGCGGATGCCGCGTTTGCCGACCTCGCGCGCCAGCTCGGTGCAGGAGCCGATCTCGAGGAAGCGGGCGAAGATCCAGCGCACCTGCGCGGCGGCCTGATCGTCGACCACCAGCTTCCGGTCCTTCACGACATAGCCGAAAGGCGGCACTCCGCCCATCCACATGCCCTTCCTGCGGCTGGCGGCGACCTTGTCGCGGATGCGCTCGGCCGTCACCTCGCGCTCGAACTGGGCGAAGGAAAGCAGGATGTTCAGCGTCAGCCGCCCCATCGACGTGGTGGTGTTGAACGACTGCGTCACCGAGACGAAGGTCACACCGTTGCGGTCGAACACCTCGACCAGCTTGGCGAAGTCGGCCAGCGAGCGGCTGAGGCGGTCGATCTTGTAGACCACGACCACGTCGACCAGCCCGTCCTCGATATCGTCGATGAGCCGCTGCAGGCCGGGCCGGTCCAGCGTGCCGCCGGAGATGCCGCCGTCGTCATATTGATCGCGGACCAGCACCCAGCCCTCGGATCGCTGGCTGGCGATGTAGGATTCGCAGGCCTCGCGCTGGGCGTGCAGGCTGTTGAACTCCTGCTCCAGCCCTTCCTCGGAGGATTTGCGGGTGTAGACCGCGCAGCGCAGCTTGCGGACCACCTTCGATTTCTCCGGCGGTTTCGTCATGTCCGCCCCCTGTGGTTCTTGAGACCGAAGAACACCCAGCCGTTCCACCGCGTCCCGGTGATGGCCCGCGCGATGGCGGACAGTGACTTGTAGGGCCGCCCCTGCCATTCGAAACCATCGGCGGTGACGGTGACGATCTGCTCAACGCCCTGCCATTCTCGCAGCAGCCGCGTGCCGGTGATCGGCCGGTCGCGGTCGGCGCGGATGCTGCGCCTCGCTCGGTCGCCGCCGTCCAGTTCCTCGCCGAGTCGTTCCAGCCGCCGGACCGTTTCGGGCTTCAGCCCGCCATAGGCCAGTTCCTGGATGCGATAGGCGATGCGGCTTTCGAGGTAGCGCCGGTTGAACGGCGGCGGCTCGCTGTCAAACAGGTCGCGCCACTGCGCCTTCAGCTCGGGCGTCGGTGTAGTCTTCAGCGCGGCCAGGCGCGCGGGGATGGGATCGGGCGTTGTCATGCTTTCTCCGTTGGGTTCGGGGTTGCATGACGGCATTGGTCGCTGGACAAGTGTAGGCAACTTTCTCCGGTATCGTCAGATACTTCGCCCGCCTCTCGCATCCGCAGCCGAACCCGCCCGAGCGCCAGCAGGCCGCATAGCTCAGTGCGGCGCTCGGTTACGGTCATCGCCGAGGGGGCGAGCGGGTTGGGGCGACGGATGGGACCGGGATCGAACATCATGGCCCATCGGTGCAGGATTGCGTCGATGACCGCGACCTTGGAACGGGTCATCCCGCGCCCGGACGGAAAGGGCGAACCCCTTCGGGGTTGCAACATCATGCCGGGTTGAGGGGTTCCGCCGTTCTTACTATGTTCAACCCATCCCCAACCGAGTCACGAGGCCGCTCATGTCACTGCAGACGCTTGATCGCACGCAATGGAGCTTTGCAGAGGCGCTGGCCCATGTGCAGAACGTGACGGTTGCGCGGCGGGCGGTGGAAGCGGCAAAGCAGCCGCCCAAGCCGGCACCGGCGTATCAGCAGTGGAACTCGCCGCAGGATCCGACATTGGCCTGGAAGGCAGAGGCCGAGACAGAACTGCTCGTCGCCCTACGCGATGGCGATCTGCTGGCGCAGGGCCGTTACACGGAAGAGCGCACGCATGGCTGGGGCCATGGAGGCAACAGCAGCGGCTTCGGGCTGCATTCGGGCTATCACAGCAGCATCCGGCCCGAAGAGTGGCGGGAGGGCAAGTATTGCATGGGCAGGTTGACGGCGCGGAACTGGGAGTTCATCGACATCCGCATGCCGCGCTTCCTGGTGAAGACGATCTGGCCGGATTTCGTCCCGGAGACAGCGCGCCCGGCGACGGACACGACAAATGTTCTCTATACCACGCCCTATCTCGACCTGATGCAGCGCGCGATCACGCATTTCGGGATCTCGGCCAGCAACCAGGAGAAGAAGGAGTGCCTTCTCGCCTGGTTCCTCGGGCAGGAGATCGACGGCGAGCCGGTATCGAAAAACCTCGCCGACGCAATGGCGACGTTGATCCGGCTGCCGGCGGCACAGCGCGGCGGGGCGAAACGGGTGCTGGGGCCGGATCTGCGGAACGCCGGATAGCCGCGATGCCCGCCTGACGGGCGGAACATCCGTCCGGCAATCATGACCACATTCGATCACGCCTGCTGAACCGGTCGGCGGCTCTGCGCCGCCGCAAGGTGTCGGGCCGCACAGACATGGGCCCGTGCATCGAGGGGTCCACCCTCGCCGCCAGTGCGCGGACGATGGGGTGAACCGTTCACCCCGTTCGCACGAAACCGGGTTCACCCCAACGCGGCAAGCTGGCTCGGAACAGCCGCCGAAACGGCTCGCCAGACCGCCTAGGGGCCACCCATGATCTGACGTGATTACAGTGCCTTGCCGGAAGGGGTCCACCCTTTCCGAAGGCAGGGCGCTCGACCGGGCGGACCGGCTCCGACGTCGCGAGGGGTGGCGGGAAACCGGCAGAACCGGGGCAACAACGCCCTCAACCCGGTTCCCGACGCCCGTGTCCGCCCGCCCCCGCCACCCCTCGCGCATCGCTGCCGCGGCCCTCGTACCGACCGGCCTGCGCAGCCGCGCCCTTGGGGGGCCGCGATGAGCGGGCGCGATTGGCAGGCCTTAGATGCCGAGCTGCGCGCGCGGGTGCCGGAGCTCGCCCTGGAGATCCTCGGCAAGCCGAGCTTTCGCACCGGCAAGGAATGGCGCTGGGGCCGCAAGGGTAGCCTCTCGGTGGTGATCAGTGGCGCCAGGGCCGGCATGTGGTTCGACCACGAGACCGGGACCGGCGGCGGCTTTGTCGATCTGGTTGCGCGCGAGAAGGGGTTCGGCCGCACGGACGCCCTCGACTGGACGGCCGAGCGCATCGGCATGGGGCAATGGTATCGGCCGATCCGGCAGCACCCGGTGCGACCGATCCTGCCGGCAGAGGCGCTGGCCTCGCCGCAGGTCCGGCCCGATGCGGTCGAGACACAACGGAGGCAGCACGGCGAAGCGGACCCGGCAACCGCCCGTGCCGAGGACGCGGCCAGACGCGCCGCGCGCATCTGGAAACAGGCACAGCCCGCGCCTGCCGATCATCCCTATCTGACGGCGAAGCAGGTCGCCCCGCTCGGCCTGCGCATGGACGCACACGGCCGGCTCGTCGTGCCGCTGCAGGACAGCGAAGGCCGGCTGCACAGTATCGAGACCATCGCGCCGGACGGGGCCAAGCGCTTTCTCGCCGGTGGCGCCAAGCGTGGCCATTTCGCCGTGGTCTGCGCCGAACCGGCACCGCTCGCCGCGCCCGCAGGCCCGATCCTGATCTGCGAAGGCTGGGCCACCGGCGCAAGCCTGCACCTGGCCACAGGCCACACCACCATCGCCGCGATGGACGCGGGCAACCTGCTTCCCGTGGCCGAGGCACTGCGCGGGCGGTTCCCGCAGGCCGATCTCGTCCTCGTTGCCGACAACGACGCGAAGCCCGACCGAGACAGCAACCCCGGCGTCTCGGCCGCGGGCAAGGCGGCGCTGGCCGTCGATGGCCGCCTCGCGCTGCCCGAGGCCCCCGGCGATGCCAATGACCTGTTCCGCGCCGACGGAGCCGAGGCCGTCGCGGTGCTCGTCGCGGCCGCGGCGAAGATCCCACCGCCGCCGCCAACCTACGCAGCGCCGCTCCTGACCCCGGAGGAGGCCCGCGCCAGTCTTGCCGGCGCCATCGGCACCTTCATGGCCGCGATCCCCGAATACTGGGCCGCCGTGGAAGCCGCCCGCGAAGCCGCCCAGGATGCGGACGAGAACCGCGACCCGCTGGATTTCAACCTGGTGGCGCGCGCCGCCCTGCCGCCGCTTCTCAGCCTGCCGGTCGATGTCGGCCTCGGCAAGACCTCCACCGCCCGCACCACGATCGCCGGGCTCGTCGCCTCGGGCGGGCTCGGGAACCGCAAGGTCGTCTACGCCGTCCCGCGCCACGACCTCGGTACCGAACAGGTCGCGGCCTTGAAGGCGCTCGGCCTCGGCGCCATGCTCTGGAAGGGCCGCACCGCCCCCGATCCGGCGCCGGAGAACCCCGAGCAGCGGATGTGCCGCGACCCCGACGCCACCTTCGATGCGCTGGAGATCGAGCACCCGGTCGAACAGAGCTGCTGCAAGGTCAAGCACGGCGGCGAAGTCCACCTCTGCGCGCATTACCGCGCCTGCGGCTACCAGCGGCAGAAACCGCTCGCCCAGGCGGCGCAGGTCATCGTCTGCGCCCATGACAGCCTTTTCCACATGAAGCCCGAGGCCATTGGCGAAGTCGGTCTGCTCGTCATCGACGAGGCCTTCTGGCAATCGGGCCTGCGCGGCCTCGACGGCAAGGCGGTGCTGACACAGGACGGGCTGGAGCCGGGGCGGACCTCGCTGGTCTGCTACGGGGCGAAGGGCAGGATCGACATCGGCGCCACCGCCGATCTGGTCGCCGCCCGCGGCCGGCTCTGGAAGGCGCTGCAGGCCTGCGAAGCCGGTCCCCTGCGCCACGGGCTCCTGCAGGCCGTCGGCCTGACGGCCGAGGACTGCCGCACTGCCGCGACGCTGGAGCGCCGCCGGATGCGCGATGCCGGGCTGCTGCCGGGCATGTCCAGCGTCGAACGGCGCAAGCGGATCGACGCGGTGCTGCCGCCGGCAAGCGAGCCATGGGCCCCGCCCGGACGCTGCGCCACGCTCTGGCTGATCCTCGCCGAAGCGCTGGAGAACAGCCACGATGCGGCGGGCGCCGAACTGGGTCACGAGCGGACCGACAATGGTTCGGTCCGCGCGCTGAAACTGCGCTGGCGCAGCCGCCTGCGCGCGGGCTGGGCGGGTGAGGCGCCGATCCTGCATCTCGACGCAACGTTGCGGCCGGAACTCGTCCAGAGCTGGCTGCCGCGGATCGACATCGGCGCCCCCGTCGCCGCGCGCCAGCCGCATGTCCGCATCCGCCAGGTGACCGGCAGCCCGACTTCGGCCCGTGCCCTGACGCCCTCCGCGGATGCCCCGGAACGGGACAGGAAAGCCGCCGCAACCCGGCTGCGCGATCTCGGCGCCTGGATCGCCCTGCGTGCCCGCCAGTGCCATCGCCCCGCCGCACGCACCGATCTCCTGGTGGTGGGCCAGAAGGCCACGATCGACGCGCTCAGGGCTGCGGGCCTGCCGCCGCGCGTGGAGGCGGTGCATTTCAACGCGCTGAGCGGGCTCGACCGCTGGGGCGATGTCGGCGGCATGATCGTCGTGGGCCGCACGCTGCCCGCCCCGCGCACGGTCGAGCTGATCGCCATGGCGCTGACCGGCCGCGTGCCCGCGCCGAACCCCGAGGACGCCGGCTGGTGGTATCCGCTGGCGGAGCGCCGCATCCGGCTGGCGGGCGAGCGGACGGCGCCGCTCGCCATGGAAGCCCATGCCGACCCGATCGCCGAAGCCCTGCGCTGGAGCATCTGCGAGGGCGAGCTGATCCAGGCCATGGGGCGCGGCCGCGGCGTCAACCGCACCGCCGACACGGCGCTGGAAATCGACCTCATGACCGACGTCGTCCTGCCGGTGACGGTGGACGCGCTGGTGCCCTGGTCCGACCTCAAGCCGACACGGCGCGACCTGATGGCGCTCTCCGGCATCGTGCTGGACAACGCCGCTGACATGGCCGCCTGCTTTCCCGACCTCTGGCCCACGCGCGAGGCCGCCAAGAAGGACGGCCAGAGGAAGGGGACAAATGGCTATTATAGAGACCTCTATAATAGCAGAATGTCCCCTTCCTCTGCGGAGGTGACCTGGCGCCCGGCCGGCCCCGGCCATCGCCTCCGGACCGCCCGCGTCGATCTCGCGCGCATTCCCGATCCGGAAGCCTGGCTGACCAACCGTCTCGGGCCGCTCGCCAGCTTCGAGATCCGGCACATCGGCGCTGCGGCGAATGCGGCCTCCGATCCCGGCGACCCGGGCCGCCTCCACGCCCTCGCATCCCGCCTGACCGCCAGCATGCAGGCCGCGCTCGCCACGCGACGCGCCGCCCTCGATGCGCTCGCGGCCCGGCTGGAGGCGGCAGCGCACGGCCATCCGCAGCGCCGGGCCGCTTCAACCTTCATGACCGCAGAGGAGATACAGGTATGATATTCGACAGGATGCGCGTCTACGACGCCGGGCGTTTCACCGACACGGAACTGCCCGACTGGTATCACGATGCGGGTCGCCTCAGCCAGACGGAACGCCTGGACTGGCACCACGCACTCGAACGCGTGCTCGGCTGCGAATACACGCTGCTGACCGAGGAAGGCATGATCGCCGCCGGGCTCGAGATCCGGGTCTGGCCGAGCGAGGCACAGGGCATTCTCGTTGTCATCGAAACGCCCATCGCTCTGGTAGAGCAGGTCGTGGTGGCGAATCCTGCCGACTGGCTGGCGTTTCTGGCCATGTATCTTGCGCCGCTGATGGCAACCTCGGCGCAGAGTTCCATCCTGCACATGCAGGACAGGATCGCCAATGCCCTGATCGCCTGGGCCCGCCACGGCAAGGGAACCCATGTCGATCGCGAGACCGGGCTCAGCCGGATCGATCTCGACAACGACCGGAACCGTCGCCTGGCCGAACAGGCCCGTCTGGCCATGGCGCTGAACAGCAAGGGAGGCGGCGCATGAGCGGGATGCGGTTCACCCCGAAGGGCTACGGCGGCCAGCGCCGCGACCCCGAAAAAGTCAAGCGCGACGGCTGGCGCGAACAGGGCCTGCTGGCCGTCAGCGTGGATGACCAACGCCTGACTTGGCCCGAGCGCGAACTCGTCGAGCAGCTGGGCACGCGGCTCTATGGTCCACGCCCTGCCGAGGATCTGCGCCATGGCTGAGCACAACTGGACCGCCGAGGACGTCGCCGATCATTTCGAGGAGGCGTTCCGCACCCTGCGCAAGCTGCCACCCGTGAAGGTGCAGGGCTATTTCAACGCCTGGCCGCAGGTCATCCGCACCGAGCGCGAGATCCTCGCCATGGAGCCCGAACCGATGCGGGTCTGGCCCTCGGCCGCCGCGATCTCGCGGCTCGAACAGACCTTCGACTGGGTGCTCTGGCTCGGCGAGAGCGAACGCCGCCTGATCTGGTGGCGTGCCGCCCGGCGGCCTTGGAAGCAGATCACCTATGATCTGGGCGTCGACCGCTCCACCGCATGGCGCCAGCACAAGCTCGCGCTCACCAAGATCGCCGCGCGGCTGAATGCTGCGGCTGCATGAAGTGTTGCAACACTTTGGTCTTCGACAGCTGCAACAGATCCGTGCTATCTGAAGGATATGATGGGGAGAGTGCGTCGGAAGACGGCTCTCCCCGTTTCCGTTCGCGCGGACCCGCGACAGCAGGGCCGCGTTCACGCCCATTTCCCTGAAATCGGCGGGTCCTTCCCGGCGTCCATCCTATACGGGCGGGCGAAGCGCGAGGGTTTCCCAGTGACACCCCGAAAAACACCCGTTTCGTTTCGCTTGGGGCCTCGCGGCAACAAGCGAAGGGCCTGACGGCCGGAAACCCCATGCCTGAACCGAAACGGCCCCGCGGGGGCATTTCGGTTCACGCCCCCATTTCGCCGCCCGGCACCCCAAGGACATTCCCATGGACGTCGTCGACCTGCCGCTCGAGCAGATCATCCCCTATGCGCGCAATCCCCGGCGCAACGAGCAGGCCATCGCCACGGTCGCGGCCTCGATCCAGGAGTTCGGCTGGCGTCAGCCCATCGTCGTGGACGAGGCGATGGTCGTGCTGGCCGGGCACACCCGGCTGGAGGCTGCGCGCAAGCTCGGCTTCAAGACCGCGCCGGTACATGTCGCCAAGGGGCTGACTGCCTCGCAGGCCCGCGCGTTTCGGATCATGGACAACCGTTCGGGCGAAAATGCCGAATGGGACAGGGAACTCTTGAACCTCGAATTGGCGGACCTGTTGGAGGCGGATTTCGACCTCGGCTTGACCGGCTTCACCGAGGACGAGGTTAACGCGCTGATGTCGAGCCTCGATGCGGGCACCGGTCCGCAGGAGGGCGAAGACGAGATCCCGGAAACGCCGGAAGATCCCGTCAGCCGCCCCGGCGATCTCTGGCTGCTCGGGCACCACCGGCTTCTCTGTGGTGACAGCACGGTCGCCACGGAAGTCGAGCGTCTGCTCGGCCCGGTGAAGCCGCTGCTGATGGTCACCGATCCGCCCTACGGCGTGGAATACGACCCGGGCTGGCGTAACCAGGCGGGGGCGGCCAAGACCAAGCGCACTGGCAAGGTGCTGAACGACGACCGCGCCGACTGGCGTGAGGCCTGGGCACTGTTCCCGGGCGATGTGGCCTATGTCTGGCACGGCGCGCTGCACGCGGCGACCGTGGCGGAAAGCCTCGAAGTCGCTGGCTTCACCATCCGGTCCCAGATCATCTGGGCCAAGGAGCGGCTGGTTCTGAGCCGGGGCGATTATCACTGGCAGCACGAGCCCGCCTGGTATGCCGTCCGAAAGTCCGGCAAGGGCCATTGGGCGGGCGACCGCAAGCAGACGACGCTCTGGCACATCTCGGGCAAGGACCAGGACGAAAAGACCGTCCACGGCACCCAGAAGCCCGTGGAATGCATGCGCCGGCCGATCCTCAACAATTCGAGCCCGGGTCAGGCGATCTACGAGCCCTTCATGGGATCGGGCACCACGCTGATCGCGGCAGAGACCACGGGCCGCGTCTGCCACGGTATCGAGCTGAACCCGGCCTATGTCGATGTGGCCGTCCAGCGATGGCAGAAATTCACCGGGAAACAGGCCGTCCTCGACGGGGATGGAACGCCCTACGACGACCTCAAGACCAAAGACCGCTGAGGGATGGATGACCTGGCTTTACCTTCCGCAGGCCTGCCTGACGGAACAGGCGGCGCATGCCTCTTCGGCCTGTCGCTCTGCTCCGGCGCCGGTGGCATCGACCTCGGGCTCACCATCGCCTTGCCCGGATATCGAACTGTGGGCCATGTCGAACGGGAAACCTACGCTGCAGCCACTCTCGTGGCGCGGATGGAAGACGCGTCCCTGGATCAGGCTGTTGTCTGGGACGATGTTGCCAGTTTCGACGGCCGCCCATGGCGCGGCGCGGTGGACATCGTCACTGCGGGCTATCCGTGCCAGCCGTTCTCTGTCGCTGGCAAGCGTCGGGGCGCGGACGACCCGCGCCACCTCTGGCCGCATGTCGCGCGGATTATTGGAGAGGTCGAGCCACCCTTCGTCTTCCTCGAGAATGTCGCCCATCATCTCCGCCTCGGCTTCCCCGAAGTCGCCGCAGGACTGGTCGGCATGGGCTACCGCCTTGCGGCAGGCCTCTTCACGGCGGCGGAAGTCGGCGCGCCCCACAAGCGCGAGCGGCTCTTCATCCTCGCCATCCGCGAGGGAGACGAGCTGGCCGACCCCGCGCGCCTGCTCTGGCATCCGCTCGAGTGGCGGGAACCGGACGGAATTGCTGCGCCTGTGGCCGACGCCGAGGGCCAGCGCCAACGAGAACCGGCAGACGAAGCCGACGCCCTCGCAGGCAGCGGGCCAGCACGGGATGAATCTGGCGACGACGGCTGCAATGTGGCCGACACCACAGACCGACAGCTTTCGGAGTCGGGGCGGCGAACGGCGCGACGAAAAGGGTCTCGACCGGATGGCGCGGGATTGGCCGACCCCGATGGCAACGGACGGAAGCAAGCCGAGCGCCGGCAACCGCCGGACGGCCGATCTGACCCATGCCAGTCAGATGTGGATGACGCCGACGGCACGGGATCACAAGGATGGCGCGACGACGCTGGCGAACACGCCGGTGAACGGCCTGCTTGGCCGCCAGGTCCTGGTGACGCCGCTGGCTGGGCGCGATACCTCCGAGCCGCGCCGGACTTTGAACCCGCTGTTCGTCGAGGCGCTGATGGGCTGGCCCACCGGGTGGACCGGCTTCGCCTCTGTGGCAACGGCGTGGTCCCGCTGGTTGCGGCGCATGCGCTGCGAACTTTGGCGGCTGAACTGCTGGCCGATGGATGAGGTGGCGGCATGAAGCAGACTCGCCTCATGTCGCTGGTCGAGTCCGTCGCCAACGTGATCGTCGGCTACGGCGTCGCCGTCGCCACGCAGATCCTGATCTTCCCGATTTTCGGGCTGCACACGACGCTGGCGCAGAACCTGAAGATGGGCGCGGTGTTCACGGTAGTGAGCATCGCCCGTTCCTTCGCCTTGCGGCGGGTGTTCGAGGCGATCCGGATGCGGAGCGACAAATGATCAACCGCCGCCCCGGCGGGACGGCGGCCATCAGCTTGTCGGGGTCCTGCGCGTCAGGCGGCAGGAAGTCTGTACACGCGTCCCCGATCCTCGACCTTCTCCGAGGTCACTTCGAGCCCGAGCTTCTTCTTCAGCGCCCCGGCCATCGCGCCGCGCACCGTGTGCGACTGCCAGCCCGTCGCGGCCATGATCTCCTCGATGGTCGCGCCGTCCGGCGCGCGCAGCATTGCGATCAGAGTGGCCTGCTTGGTGCCCTCGCGCGGCGTGCGCGTCTTGGGCGCGGGTTCGAGGGCAGCCGAGGTGTTCGGCTCGATGCCGATGGCGGCAAGGCCTGCGTCGGTGGCAACCAGCGTGACGCCGTGCCCGTCGCCGGTCTCGCGCCAGACGGGTTCGCCCTTGCGCATGTCCGCCTCGGCCTCTTCGAGCAAGCCCTTCGCGAGCATCGTGCCAACCACCTTGGCGGCGGCGCCACCCCGCAGGCTCTCGGGCAGCGGCAGGGCGATGTGCTCGGGCCGCTGGGCGGCGGCGCTGAGGATGATGGCTTGGGTGTCGGAAAGCTGGGTCATGGGGGCGTCTCCGTATTCGGGTCGCGTCCGTCGCGATCCCTTCTACGACCCCGAGCCGCGCCCGCGCGCGGCAGAGGTCCGGAGATTCCGGAGGTCAGTCTGCAAATTCGCCTTCGCCGAACGCGCTGTCGGTGATGCGCTTCAACAGGCTCGCGTAGTGTTCGAGGGTACCGACGTGGCCCCAGTTGATCTCGTCGGGATGGGCGTCGAAGTGGTCATCACTCAGCCTCTGCAGGCGGACGAGCATCGTGTCGATCTCGGCCTTCTTTTCAATGAAAGCCGCCAGCGCGGCTTCTTGGTTCCTGCGGGCCTTTTCGGCGCGGAGTTGGTGGCGGTCGGTCATCATCCTGCCCCCTCAGTTCTTCTGCTCGATCATCGCGAGGATCGCGCAGGCCATGCCGCCCAGAAACTCGCCGCGCCGGAAGACGATCTCGTCGATCTCGGTCGCGCGGGTGATGGCGGGATCGACCTGAAGGTCGGCGGCCATGTGCGGAAGCAGGCGGGCGGCTTCAAGGTTGTAGCGTTCGGCGAGGGTCATGGCAGGCTCCGTGGGGTGCATCGTTTTCGCAGGATCAGCTTCGCTCTGCCGGGGCTCACCATCCAGTATAATCGCAGCAATTACATGGCTTTAATCGGAGCGCGCGGATCATCTCATGTCGTCAGCCACGCAACCCATCGGCGTGATCGCGCGGCTCCTCGATCTATCCGAGCGCCGGGTCCAGCAGCTGAGCCGCGAGGGTGTGATTCCGAAGGCCGAGCGCGGCCAGTACGATCTGATCGGCTCGGTGCGCGGCTATGTCCGCTACCTGCGCGATCAGGCCACCAAGGCACAGGCCGGTGCGCCGGATTATGCGGCCGAGCGGGCGCGCTTCATTCGGGCGCGGGCTGATCTCGCCGAGATGGAGGCCGAAGAAAAGCGCGGCGCGCTGATCGCGGCCGAGCAGATCGAGGCCGCCTGGATCGCCGTTCTGGCGCTTTTGCGGACCCGTCTGCTCGCGCTGCCGGACCGGCTGGCGCCGCAGGTTTTTGAACAATCAACCGTCGGAGACACCCGGAACCTGATCCGAATGACCATCCGCGAGGTGCTCGATGATCTCGCGCAGCCAGATGTCCAACTCGAAGCCAGCGCTGACATTGACGGGCTCCCCGATCCTGAAGCGGACGGTGGAGACGGCGCTGAAGGTGCTGCGCCCGCCGCCGGAACTGACGATCAGTGATTGGGCGGACGAGAACCGACGGCTGAGCTCTGAGGCCAGCGCCGAACCCGGGCAATGGCGCACGAGCCGGGCCGAATATCAGCGCGGGATCATGGAGGCGATCTCGGACGCCTCGACCGAGACGGTGGTCATCATGTCCTCCGCCCAGGTCGGCAAGACCGAGGTGCTGAACAACGCCTGCGGCTATCACATCGATCAGGATCCTGCGCCGATCATGGTGGTGATGCCGACCGAGCGCGACGCGGAAACCTGGTCGAAGGACCGCTTCTCGCCGATGGCCCGCGACACGCCCTGTCTGCAGGGCAAGATCGCCGATCCGCGCTCGCGCGACGGCAACAACAAGATCCTGCACAAGCGGTTTCCGGGCGGGCACCTGACCATCGTGGGCGCGAACGCACCCTCGGGTCTGGCCAGCCGCCCGATCCGCCTGCTGCTGTGCGACGAGGTGGACCGCTATCCGTTCAGCGCGGGCGCCGAGGGTGATCCGATCAATCTCGCCAGGAAACGCACGGTGACCTTCTGGAACCGCAAGATCGTGCTGGTCTCGACACCCACGAACAAGGGCACCAGCCGGATCGAGGCAGCCTTCGAGGAAAGCGATCAGCGCCGGTTCTGGGTGCCATGCCCGGATTGCGGGGCGGAACAGGTGCTGACCTGGACACAGGTGCGCTGGAGCAAGGGGCCCGAGGGCGACCACCGGCCCGAAACCGCGCGCTACCACTGCGCGGAATGCGATGCGGCTTGGCGGGACGAGACCCGTTGGGCGGCGGTCTCAAAAGGGCATTGGGTGGCGGAGCAGCCCTTCGCGGGCGTGGCGGGGTTTCACCTGAACGAGATCTACTCGCCCTGGGTCAGACTGGAGGCGATGGTGCGGGCCTTCCTCTCGGCCCGCTCCGGCGGGGACGAGACGATGAAGACCTTCGTCAACACGTCGCTGGGCGAGACCTGGGTCGAGACCGGGGAAGCCCCAGACTGGCAGCGGCTTTACGACCGGCGCGAGCGCTGGACATCCGGCACGGTGCCCGCGGGTGGGCTGTTCCTGACCGCTGGGGCTGACGTGCAGAAGGACCGGATCGAGGTCGATGTCTGGGCCTGGGGCCGCGGGCTGGAAAGCTGGCTCGTCGATCACGTCGTGATCGAGGGCGGGCCGGACCGGCACGACGCATGGTCGGAGCTGACCGCGCTGCTCGACCGAAGCTGGCCGCATGAGCGCGGCGCGCATCTCAGGATCGCGCGGCTCGCCATCGACACTGGCTACGAGGCCCCGGCGGTCTATTCCTGGTCGCGGGCGCAAGGCGCTGCGCAGGTGTCGCCGGTGAAGGGCGTCGAGGGGTTCAACCGCTCGAGCCCGGTGTCGGGGCCGACGTTTGTCGATGCGACCGAGGGAGGCAAACGGCTGCGGCGCGGAGCCCGGCTCTGGACCGTAGCGGTCTCGACCTTCAAGGCCGAGACCTACCGCTTTTTGCGGCTGGAACGGCCGACTGAAGAAGAGCGCGCCGAGGGCGCGGGCTTTGCGCCCGGCACGATCCATCTCCCGACATGGGTCGAAAGCGAGTGGCTGAAGCAGGTCGTTGCCGAACAGCTGGTAACGGTCCGCACCAAGCGCGGCTTCGCTAAGCTCGAATGGCAGAAACTCCGCGAGCGGAACGAGGCGCTGGACTGCCGGGTCTATGCCCGCGCCGCCGCGTGGATCGCGGGCGCGGACCGCTGGCCCGATGAGAAATGGCGCGACCTCGAGGATCAGCTCGGGGCCGCCCCCACAGACACCGATCCCGCCGGGCAGATTCACCGGCCTGGACAAGCCCCGCAGGGCAGGCGCCGCTCCGACTGGCTCGGACGGCGCGGAGGATGGTTCTGAAGATGACCGACTGGACGGAATCCGAGCTCTCGGCGCTGCGCCGGGCCTATGCCAGCGGCACGACCCGGGTCAGCTATGACGGAAAGTCCGTCGATTACGGCTCGGCCGAGGATCTACTGGCTCGCATCCGGACCATCGAGCGCGCCATCGCCGGAACGTCCCGGCCATTGCCGGTGGCCGGGCTTGCGGGCTTCTCGCGCGGAGACCGGTGATGTCGGCCAACTGGTTCGACAGGGCCATTGCCTCCGTCGCCCCTCGTGCTGCTGCCCGCCGCGTGCTGGCCCGTCAGGCCTTCGAGACCCTGACGCGCGGCTATGACGGGGCCGCGAAAGGGCGACGGACGGACGGCTGGCGCGCGCCAGGATCCTCGGCTGACACCGAGATCGGCGTCGCGGGGGCTCTGCTTCGCGACCGGATGCGTGATCTGGTCCGTAACAACCCGCATGCGGCCAAGGCCGTGGCGGTACTGGTGAACAACATCATCGGCGCAGGCATCATGCCGCGCGCCGCCAGCGGCGACGACAAGCTCGACCGGAAGGTCGATGCGCTGTTCGAACGCTGGACAGCCGACTGCGATGCCGACGGTCAGCTCGACTTCTACGGTCTGCAGACGCTGATCTGCCGCGAGATGGTCGAGGCGGGTGAGGTGCTGGTGCGCCGCCGCCTGCGGCGTGCGAGCGACGGCCTTCCGGTGCCGCTGCAATTGCAGGTGCTGGAGGCCGACTTCCTCGACGCCTCGAAATCCGGCGTCCTCGGCGCGGGACGCCTCGTGCAGGGGATCGAGTTCGACCCGGTCGGCAAACGCCGGGCCTACTGGCTGCATGCAGAGCACCCCGGCGATGCCTGGGGCGCGCTGAACGGCGCACTTGGATCGCGCCCGGTCCCAGCGACCGAGGTCGCCCATGTCTACGAGAAGCAGCGCACGCAGGCACGCGGCGTTCCCTGGGGCGCGCCGGTGATCCGGTCGTTGCGCGACCTCGACGATTACGAGGTTGCCGAACTGGTCCGCAAGAAGACCGAGGCCTGCGTCACCGCCATCGTCTTCGGCGACGACGAGGCGCAGCAGGGCATCGCGCCCTCGGTGGTCGATGCCGACGGCAATCGGGTCGAGCAGTTCGAGCCGGGGCTGATCGCCTATGCGCGTGGTGGCAAGGACATCCGCTTCAACCAGCCATCGGCGACGGGGGGCTACGGCGAATACAAGCGGGCCAGCCTGCACACGATCTCGGCCGGGTTCCGGGTGCCCTACGAGCTGCTGACCGGCGATCTCAGCCAGGTTAACTATTCCTCGATCCGGGCGGGCCTCGTGGAGTTCCGCCGGATGATAGACGCCGTCCAATGGCAGCTGTTCATTCCGATGTTCTGCGCGCCGGTCTGGCGCTGGTTCACGGAAGCGGCATGGGCCGCAGGCCAGATCCCGTCGCCGGATGTCCCGGTCGAATGGCAACCGCCGAAGTTCGAGGCGGTCGATCCGCAGAAGGATGCGATGGCGAACCTGCTGTCGATCCGCTCCGGCACCATGACGCTGGCCGAGGTGATCGCGAAACAGGGCCGCAACCCGGATGCGGTGCTGGCGGAGATCGCCGCGACCAACGCGAAGCTCGACGCACTGGGGCTGGTGCTGGACAGCGATCCGCGCCGCGTCACCAAGACCGGCAGCGCGCAGGCGGGCGACCCGACCAGTGCCCCGGACGCCCCCGCATCCGAACCAGAGAAGGAATAGGGCCATGCCCGACACGATCATGGCGGCCCCGGTCGCCCTGCCGATGCAGCTGCGGCGCGCGCCCATCCTGCCTGCGACCGTCAATTCCGAGGCGCGTTCGGTCGACGTCGTCTTCACCACCGGCGCGGCCGTCCGGCGGCGGCGTTGGACCGGCTGGGACACCTCCGTGCCCTTCGACGAGATCCTCGAGGTCAGCGACCGAGCTGTGGATCTGACGCGCCTGAATGCCGGTGCCCCGGCGCTCGACAGCCATTCTGTCTGGTCCTCGCATTCGCAGGTGGGCGTGGTCGAACGCGCCTGGATCGAGGGCCAGGAAGGCAAAGCCACCATCCGCTTTCCGCGCGAGGGGCTCGATCAGGCCGCCGACAGGATGTTCGGGCTGATCAGCGACGGCATCATCCGCAACGTCTCGGTCGGCTATTCCATCGAGCGGGTGAAGGTGGTCGAGCCCGCTGCCAAGGGCGAGGTCGAGCAACGCATCGTCGAACGCTGGACTCCACTCGAGGTCAGCTTCGTGACCGTTCCCGCCGATCCCCGCGCGCAGGTCCGCGCCGCGGATCAGGCCAGCTATCCCGTCGAGATCGTCGACACCCGCATGCAAAAGGAGGCATCCATGCCTGAGAGCACGACCATCGTGGCCGGGGATGTACCCGCCAACCATGAGACCCGCCAGGCGCCCGTCGCGGCCCCGGCGAACCCCGAACCGACGACCGCGCGCACGCCGGAACCGTCACCTGCGCCGGACAGCGAGGCCATCGCGACCCGCGCTCGCGAGGCCGAGCGCGACCGCGTCTCTACCATCTACGATCTGACCGGCCGCCTGAACCTCGAGCGCAGCTTCGCCGAGGATCTGGTCAAGCGCGGCGTCAGCGTGGACGAGTCCCGCCGCCTGATCCTGGATCAGGTCGCGGCCAAGTCCGACGAGACCCGGACCTTCCCGCATGTGTCGATCCCTCTCGGCGGCCGGGATGAACGCGTGACCCGCCGCGACGCGGTGGCGAACGCGCTCCTGCACCGCTACAGCCCGACGCTGTTTCCGCTGGAGGATGCCGCCCGCCAGTACCGCGGCATGGCGCTGCTGGAACTGGCCCGCGAGAGCCTCGGCAATGCCGGGGTCAACACGCGCGGCCTGTCGCGTGACGAGGTCGCGACGCGGGCGCTGCACTCGACCTCGGACTTCCCCGAGATCCTGTCGGCGGTCACCAACAAGACCCTGCGCCAGGCCTATGACGCCTATCCCCGCACCTTCGCGCTCTTCTGCCGCCAGGTGCTTGCCACCGACTTCAAGTCCATGCACCGCGTTCAGTTGGGCGAGGCCCCGCAGCTTCTGGAAGTGGGCGAGAGCGGCGAGTTCAAGCGCGGCACGCTCGGCGAGAGCAAGGAGAGCTACAAGGTCAAGACCTATGGCCGGGTCGTCGCCATCACTCGGCAGGTGCTGATCAACGACGATCTCGACGCCTTCACCCGTATCCCGGCGATGTATGGTAACTCCATCGCCCAGCTGGAAAGCGACGTGGTCTGGGGCATCATCACCGCGAACCCGGCCATGGCCGATGGCACGGCGCTGTTCCACGCCAACCACAAGAACCTCGCGGGCACCGGCGCGGCGCTGGCCGTCGATGCGGTGGGCGCGGCCCGTGCGGCGATGGCGCTGCAAACCGGGCTGGATAAGAAGACGGTGCTGAACATCCGCCCCGCCTTCCTGATCGTGCCCGCGGCCCTCGAACTGAAGGCCGAGCAGCTCGTGGCCCAGAACCTCGTGCCTGCCGCCACCTCCAGCGTGGTGCCGCAATCGATCCGTACGCTGGCGCCGATCAGCGAGCCCCGGCTCGACGCCGCCAGCGCCACCGCCTGGTATCTGGCGGCGAGCCCGAACCAGATCGACACCATCGAATACGCCTATCTCGAGGGCCAGCAGGGCGCCTATATCGAGACCCGCAACGGCTTCGACGTCGACGGCGTCGAGATCAAGTGCCGTCTCGACTTCGGCGCCAAGGCCATCGACTGGCGCGGCCTCTACAAGAACCCGGGCGCGTAACCCGCACCCCAAGCTGAACCCTGACACGCGGGCGGTCCACACGGGCCGCCCTTCGTCTTTCCACGAGGATCACCCCCATGAAAAACTTCGTCCAGCCCGGCAACACCATCACCCTGACCGCGCCCTATGCCGTCGCCTCCGGCGATGGCCTGCTCGTCGGTTCCATCTTCGGCGTGGCGGCAGGCACGGCCGCCATTGGCGAGCCTGTCGAGACCGCGCTCACCGGCGTCTTCGACATCACCAAGATCGGCTCGCAGGCCTGGACCGCGGGTGCTCGGATCTACTGGGACGACACCAACAAACGCACCACCAACGTGGCCACCTCGAACACATTGATCGGCGTCGCCACCGAGGCGGTCGCGGGCGGCGCTGGTGACACCGTCGGCCGGGTGCGGTTGAACGGCGCGTTCTGATGAGCGCCTTCGCCGCCGCCGTCAGCGCGCTCTTCGCCGATCCGAACATCGGCCGGGATGCTGTCTACACGCCCGAGGGCGGCGCGCCCGTTCTGGTGCGCGTCGTCGCCCGGCGCGCTGATGCCATCACCGACTTCGGCGATGCCCGGCTCTGGTCCGAGACCACCCGAATAGACCTTCGCGTCGCCGAGGTGGCGAACCCGCGTCCCGGTGATCGTTTGGAAATCGAGGGCGACGCCTTCCTCATCCAGGGCGAGCCCGTTCGCGACCGCGAGCGGCTCGTCTGGACCGTCGATCTGAGGCCCGCTTGACCGCTATGAAACTGAAGCTCGACATCGATCCCGACATTGTCGCGATGATGCAGGCCGAGGTGGCGGCGGGCGAACGCGCCGTGACCGCCGCGATGCGCGAAGCCGGGACCGGCCTGAAGGCCGCGTGGCGCTTGCAGGTAACCGGCGCAGGGCTTGGCACACGGCTCGCCAACACAATACGCAGCCAGACGTTTCCGAAGTCCGGCGAAAGCCTCGACGCCGCCGCGCTGATCTGGTCTCAGGCTCCGGTCATCGTCGGCGCACATGACACCGGCCCGCTGATCCGATCCAAGGACGGCTTTTGGCTCGCCATCCCGTTGCCCGCCGCAGGGAAATCCCTGCGCGGCGGCAGGATCACTCCTGGCGAATGGGAGCGGCGACGCGGTCTTCGCCTGCGTTTCGTTTATCGCCGCACCGGCCCCAGCCTGCTGGTGGCCGAAGGACGGCTGAACACCAAAGGACAGGCTGTCGTCTCGCGCTCAAAGACCGGGCGCGGGAAGGTCACCGCGCCGATTTTCTTGTTGGTGCCGCAGGTGAAGCTGCCGAAGCGGCTGGATCTGGCGCGGGATGCAGACCGGGCGTTGGACAGTGTGCGGGGGCTGATCGTGGCGAACTGGGTGGAGGGGCAGCTGACTTGATGACTCTCATACACGAGCTTGAGATTTTGCGTTGCCCGCGCCACAACGGGCGCGTCCTTAACCCTGCGATATCTGATGCGCAGGTCAACAAGAGTTCAATAATGGAACCCATCGTGCCTGTAAAATGCCCTGACTGCGGTTATTTGTATGTCCCTGATCATCCTGAAGACATTATGCGTCATGCCGAGGTTCACGAAGAAGTCACTTCACCGGACCACCCAAATCCTGATTCAAGACTCGCTGGCTTAATGAACCCCACAAGTGGACTGATTATTTTTCAGCGATCTGACCAAAACTTTCTCCACGAAAAACTCTACGGCATTGCACGCCGCTTCAAACGTGAGATGGGATACGATCAAGCTGACTGGGCTCCAGTGGGGCATCAAGTTTCCGCCGGTGCAATCGGTGCGATCTTCTCAGATGATGACGGCCGAGCATTAGGTGGCGCAGGAATCTATACAGAAACTCCCTACCGGGACGTATCTCATATGATCGGTTGGATTTGGATCGCACCCGACTTTCGCCGTAAAGGTGTTCTTGCCCGCGCCTTGCCTGACCTCGCGATGCGCTTCCCGGGGGCACTCCTTCAGTTTCCCTACAGTGAGGCAATGGAGCGCTTTGCGGCCGGCTCTCCTTTCATCAGCCAAAACGGTGGCCCTCTCTATTTGACGACGCCGAATTCGTAGACGGCTGAACAGCACCGCAAAGCAAATCCGGCGGATGACTGTCAGAATTTGAAACGAATTCCTCATCCGGTTGGAAGATGCCCACCCCCCGCGAAACCATCCTCGCCGCGCTGCACGCGCGGCTTTCGGCGTTGCCAGCCACCGCGCTCCGCGGCGAGGTGTTGCCCGAGCGCGTCCCAGACAATGGCTTGCTGATCCTGCGCGACGGCGAGCCCGGAGAACCGGAAGTCACGCTCTCGCCCCTGCGCTACCACTACCAGCACCGGGCCGAGATCGAGGCGGTCGTGCAGGGCACCGGTCGTGACCTCGCCTTCGACACGCTCGTCGCAAGCATCGGCACGGCGCTCTCCGCCGACCGCACGCTTGGCGGGCTCTGCGACTGGGTCGAGGCCGAAGCGCCACGCTCTGTGGATCTGCCTGTCGACGGTGCGGCTAGCCTGAAGGCAGCGGTGATCCCGGTCGTCCTGCATTACACCACGGCCGACCCGCTGGCCTGACCCCAACTTCAACAGGAGAACACCATGGCACGAGCCCAGGGGGCGCGGGCGCAGATGGCGCTTGCGTTCGAAACGACCTATGGCACGCCGCCGGCAGGCGGCTTCACGAAGATGCCCTTCGCCAGCACCTCGCTCGGCGCCGAGCAGCCGCTTCTGAACTCCGAGCTTCTCGGCTACGGCCGCGATCCGCTGGCGCCGATCAAGGACGCGGTGACGGCCGACGGCGACGTTGTCGTGCCGCTCGACGCGGAGGCCTTCGGTTTCTGGCTGAAAGCGGCATTCGGCGCGCCGACCACCACGGGCACCGGCCCCTGGACGCACGAGTTCCAGTCGGGTGCGTGGACGCTGCCGAGCCTCTCCATCGAGACCGGCATGCCGGAGGTTCCGCGATACGCGATGTATTCGGGCTGCGTGCTCGACCAGGTCTCCTGGCAGATGCAGCGGTCTGGCCTGCTGGCCGCGACCGCCCGGTTGGTGGCACAGGGCGAGACGGTGGGTACGACCACCAGCGCCGGCACGCCCGCCGCGCTGGAGCTGAAGCGGTTCGGCCATTTCAACGGGGCAATCACCCGCAACGGCACGGCGCTCGGCAACGTGGTCTCGGCCGAGATCACCTACGCCAACAATCTCGACCGGATCGAGACCATCCGCTCGGACGGCCGCATCGACGGCGCGGACCCGTCCATCGCGGCGCTCACCGGCTCCATCGAGGTCCGTTTCGCCGACAGCACGCTGGTGACACAGGCGATCAACGGCGATCCGTGCGAGCTCGAGTTCGCCTACGTCCTGCCCTCGGGCGAGAGCTTCACGTTCACCGTGCACGCGGTCTACCTGCCACGCCCCCGGATCGAGATTTCCGGGCCGCAGGGCGTGCAGGCCACCTTCGACTGGCAGGCCGCCCGCGACAGCGTGGTCGGGCGGATGTGCACTGCTACCCTCGTGAATGACGTGGAGACCTATTGATGCTTACGCTCGACCTGACCAACACCCCGCGCTGGCATGACCTCGCGCCCGGCGTGCGGGTGCAACTGCGCCCGCTGACGACCGCGCTGATGGTGGCGACGCGCAGCGATCCCGCCGTAGAAGCGGTGCCGGAAGAGGCTCCCGACGAGGAACGTGCCGTCGCCTTCGCCAAGGCACTGGCTCGCCGCGCGGTGCTCACCTGGGAGGGCATCGGAGATGCGGACGGCAACCCCATCGACCCGAGCCCCGAGGCCATCGACGCGCTGCTCGATGTCTGGCCGATCTTCGAAGCCTTCCAGCTGACCTACGTTTCCAAGGGTCTGCTGCTGGAGCAGGAAAAAAACGGCTCCGCGCCCTTGCCGAGTGGTCCTTCGGCGGGGGCGACCGATATTGCGACGCCTGCCAAACGGCGTGCGAAGGCTGCCCGGCGCGGCTGAACCGGCCCCTTACGCATGAAGGCTGGCAGGTCTGGGACCTGGTCGGCCGCCTTGGCGGCCAACTCCGGGTTCTGCCCGGCACGGTGATCGGCTGGGATATGTCGGCCGCGCTCGCGCTCGGTGACGCCCTCGGCGTACCGCCGCTCGTCACGGCCGAACTGCTGCCCGTCATCGAGGCGGTGATGGTCGCGAAACTCAACGAACAGATGGAACGCCCCAATGGCTGA